TGCTCATCTCCAGATACTACATCATATCCAGGCGTCCAATTTTGCATAAAAGGAATATGCTGCGTCTGCCTTTTAACTGACAATGTAGTAAGAGGTTCAGTAACGACACCAAAGACCGAGCTTCTAAGAGTCACGGGTGAAGCAAAAGTCATATCCCACCGCCAACCGTAATAATCCTCAGGGCAAATCGCAATAGGTGGATCTGGATCTGGTACTGGATTTGGATCGGGGTTTGGATTGCCTGCACCTGCTTCAAATTCTGCTTCAAGTTCTTCGTCGTCCTCTTCTACCTTCACTGAAAGCACAACCGAACCAGTGAAAATTTCACCGTAAACCACGGGAACTGGGATGCCTTCTCTTGATGTCTGCTGTAACCCGTTGAAGTTGTAGCTGTCGCTTGGGTCTGTACTTTCTGGCCTGTCAGGTGGAGTAGGCGTTAAAAATGTCGCGATGCCTGTCAATGTCAAGCCGATACCCAGAGGCAATAACACTGGTGCGGCAAACGGAACAAGGAACGAACCAGCAATCAATGCGACACCAGTAATGATCTGACCGACACCGCCACCTGCGCCGCAGATTGCCGGAATGATGCGAATTTCTTCAAATACGCCTGTTGGTGCTTCCAGGTCGTCTTCGCTTATTTCTCGTTCACCAACTCGAATATGGAAAAAGCGTGGCAGTATGTACGATTCAACTTCAGGAAAGTTAGCCAGTAAAAACTTGATTGCGTCTTGCGGTGAACGCACAGCAGCCGTGAAAGTTCGCTGCTTGAGCAGCTTCGCCAAATCTCCGTAAACTCGGATCGTCTTTAATTCAGCAGTGGCGAGAGCAGTCATCATTTCTTGAAGTCAGGGTGCCTGGCTACAAGACCAGTTGCTTTTTGTAGCCAACCGCCATAAAGATCGCGTGATGACAAACGCCGACGAGCATGGTGCAACAACAGCTGATCACCAATGTAAACACCAACGTGGTTTAACTTGCTCGATCCAATCGCCATGAACACCATGTCGCCATATTCAATTTCTTCGCGAGGCACCTTGTAAAACCCTGCAGCTTCATAGCTGCTCTTAAACATTGGTTCTTTCTCAAACAGTTCTGGTGTTGCGGGACGGTTGAAATCGCGCACTTGCAAGCCGTTCTCTAAATACCAATCACGAACAAGCGTCCAGCAGTCAGACACGTTCCACTGCCAGCGTCGTCCTATTAACGGTGCCCTGTATCCCGTTGGATAGATCGCATCACTCCATTCTCCGGTCTGTGTGCTGACGATATACCAAGGCAGCTCGGTTGCTTCCAGTGCTATAAGATCTGATTCACTAGGGACTGGTTTTGTTGTTGGATGGCTATGGACAACAGCAATGATTTCCCCGGCATCATCAGCTTTGGCGTAATCATCTGGGCTTAGATAAAACTGCTCCAGTTCGCGTATCAAATTTTCACAAGGCCAGTAACGTTCACGGCCCTTGATTACCACTACCAAGCCGCAAGCTTCATACGGGTACTCTGCTTTGGCGTGCTCTAGCGCCCTAGCCTTCCATTCACTGGTCATCGGAATTGCCCCAAGCCTGGAAACGCACCATAGGGAAGGTTCGTGTTACCAAACCTAGCCTTACAGCTACAAAGGCGCTTGCCGCAAACATCCTCTGCTGCAGAACTTACTGACTTATTTGCAGAATCGTAATAATCAGTGCCAGTCCAGCCACATTCGGCGGATCGATAAACCCACTGACATAGGTTACGAAGACACTGGCGCTTGGGGCCACGAACACCCGCAATATCAAAAATTGCTGCTAACTCAAACTCGACGACTTCGCGGTTCTCAGCTGACTTGCGGTCAACAAAATAAATCTCTCGCGGAAATTCAGCCGTGGGGTCCGGCGTGCCAAATGGGTTGGTGTTGTTGTCAAAGTTTGCCGCATCAAGAAAACGCGCCAAGGTGCGAATGCGTGTCACCTTCGCTCCACCCAAACCATCAGGCAAACCCGCCAAAATCGTGGTGATGGTGCTGAGCACGTTACTGATTCTTAGTCGTGGTCTTGGTAGTTCCCCGCGACCGCTGTATTCGAAACCTTCAGCTACAACAGGGAAACGCGTATAAGGCTGTGCGGCCCAAACGAGATCGCCTGTTTGATCGCCGTTAATACCAGCGTGAAAGTAGTAAGTCTGATCTACTCCGTGCTGGTCCGTGTTTAGCTCAAGCTGGTAAAGCTCAATTACCGCTCCAGGCGCTACTGACTGAAGTTGAGAATGTGGTACGGCCATCAGACTTCAAAGACTTGACGGAAAGTTGCGCTGATTCTGACTCTATTTGGAACATAGAGTTCTCGCGTCCATGATTCACACACCCATTTATTTGCTTGTGTCTCATCCGGTGGTGTCCAATCAAAGGAAGCCGAATCTGCAGCACGAGCATCTAGAAACGTTTCGATAACGTCTCCGTCAGTCTTCGTCTCATCAAAAGTCAGGGACCACTGCTTTGGGTTCTGGTTCAAGCCAAACGTAATTCGGTGTTCGTAGCCGTCGCCGAATTGCACTTTTCTTGTTTTGGGGTCGCTTGCCTTTGTCGCAGAGAAGACCGGGCAGTAGTCAGGAAAGGTCGCCATGATCAGATAGAGGAATGTAACAGCCCGCCAGGACGCTTCTGCCTTACCAATTCCTGTTGTACTGCAACTCCAATCGCTTTGCCCAATTGATTTGAGCGAGTTGCGTCACCCTCGACAGAAGAGCCAGAAGCATCAACACTCACGTTGATATCGCCCATAGATACACCAGTAGCCTCAACACCAAGCCTGCCATTGCGACCTCGACGCAAAGGCATAATAGCTTCACTTCCGGCTTCACCCATCAAGCCGAAACGGCCAGAGCCACCATCGGCGTACTTAAACAGCGTTGGCTTATCGACGATGCCGCCTTTCGCATAAGGCTGTATATCTTTGACGATGCCTCCATCTTTGAATCCGAAAAGGCGACCTAAGAATCCAGAGCCACCACCAGATGTGCCGCCGCCGAACACACTCGTAAGCGATTCCAATACTGCTATTTCGATCAACTTGGCAATGATCTTGCCAGCCAGATCCAAGAAGTAATTACTAACATTACGGAAGAACGATGCCAATGCCTCTCGTGCTGTAGAAGCACCAGTAATCGTGTCCAAGAAAGACTTGGAGAATGCATCGCCGATAGCCGCTGCGGCGCCCGTGACTTGATTGATTGGGTCGGTCAGCGTTTCCAGCTCGTCTCTTATCGAACGAATAGCCTGCTGGATACCTTCGAGGAAAGTGGGGTCAATTTGCTGACGGAACAGATCTACCGCTTCGCCCAACCTGGGATCATCTTCGCCGTATTGCTGCTCTAACTGTCTTCGATAACGAGCGATGCGTTGATCGTCAGTTACAAGACCAAGCTGATCGCGAAGGCCGAAAATCTCGTCACCCAGCGCTCTCTGCCTTTGCTCTGCAGCAAGAGCTGAACGCTGAGCTTCGTCCGCGAGTGCAGATTCGTACTGAAGGAGAAGCAACTTGTCTTGGATTTCTTTCTTGAGTGCAGCTTCTGCTATGAGTGCGTTTTTGTTTTCATCATTAGCAGCCTGACGCACTGCCTCTGCATACTCAAATTCATTCTCTGCTGATCTTTTGGCAAATTCCAAAGAGATCTTTTGATTATTGAGTTGATTCACTCTTCCAAAGTCTGCATCCGCTTGAGCTTGAGTAATTTCCCTTGCGTTATCCAGAATTTGCTTTTCAATGCCCAGCAGCTTCTCGCTGTCTCTGATTGCATCAAGCTTGGATCTTCTTGCTTTCTTGCCTCCCTTGCCGTCTTTATCGAGGGCAGGGTCGGGGAATTCAAACAAATCGCCGGCCGCAAGGTCTGCAGCTGCACCCTGCTCTGCGTCGTACTTCGCAACACGCAGTCGCTCCTCAAGCTGCGGCAACAGCCTTCTTATTTCAGCAAGCCTCCGGCGATCACCTTCATTGGGGTCCACAAAAAGAGTAGAAGTAGCAAACCTTCCGGCAAGCTCTAAAGCTTTTTGGGCAGCCGACTTGGGAGCGATAGACCTTTGCTCAATTTCCGCCTGCTCAGAGCGAAGGCTTTTTATCTGCGACTGCACATCAGTCACCGAGCCTTGACGTATCAAGCTGTTCAGCTCTCTTTGGCGCTTTGCGGCTGTATACAGATTCGTTGCGAGAGCAGCAACTCCCGCAGCGAGTGCGGTATAGGGATTAATCAGGGCAGCCCCATTTAGGCCAATAAGAGCTTTCGTGGCAACTGTTGCATTTAATTTTAGAGTAAACAATGCCGCCGAAAGACCGCCGATGCTCGCAACTATTGCGGCAATTTTGCCTACTGCAAATACACCAAGAGCAGCAGCCATAGCAACAACAACCGTGTCTATGTTTTTAGCTATTGCCAAGAAG